ATACTTCTTTTTCCAAGCTATATAATCTTTATCTCTATCTAGATTAGCTGTTACCATATTTGACATATTATCAAATCCTCCGTCATCATACCTATCCAATTCTTTTTCAACATCATCTGGATCTTCCGTATATCTTGCAATGAGACTAAATAAATCATCATATGCTTCGTCTGACATAACTAGATCAAATCTAATTTCTTTTTTGTTATTTTCTCGTAGTTTTGGAGTCTTCAAAGACTTTTTTATTTCTTTAAGTACAGTTTTAATTTCTTCTTTAACTAATTTTCTAAATAATTCTTGTTTCATTTCTTATTCCCTGCAAATTTTTCTGCTCCGGCTATACCAAAACATCCTAACACTACCCACGTGAAAGAATCATATATTGTTTCATTAATTACTAGGTCTTTTCCTAAATAACCTGTCATTAAATCTAAAAGTGCAAAAAGCACCATTACTAAAAATGCTATAAATCCTACTACATTCTTTTCATTCCATTCGTTATTGTCTTTGAATATACTAAACATAATTAAAGCTTCATTTTTAATTTTTTCTTTGTATCAGAATCAGATCCTAATACATCTAATAAATACGTAAGAAAATCTACTTGTTTTATAACTGATACTCCTTTAAATAACTTAGCAATTTTTTGAAATTGTGGCTTGTCTTTCATAATTAAATCAAATTTTCTTGATACAACATTTCCATCCTCATTAGACATACCCATTTTATCCATTGGTAAATCTTCTTCACGAAGATTTTGATTATATTTTCTAGCTACGTCTGCCATTGTAGGTAAAGCTTTGCCAGGAGTTCTTTCCCATGCATATCCTTCTAATAATTTTTTTAATTTCATTTTAAATTCCCTTTAATATAAATATACAGATTAGAAATCTTCCATTATAATTTCATCTATCTTTGTTTGAACATCTTTTTGTGTTGCTTCCATAGTCATCATAATATTTGCCTGGAATCTACCAACTTCTTCACTGCCGTTAAAAATAAGAATTGTAGGTACAACTACTATTTTATATTTTGCTGCGGCCTCTTGATCAGCTGCAATATCTATAAATTTTGTATCACATTCTTTTAATTTATCTATCCATGCTACTTTATTTGCTTCATTAAAACTTGCATTGAATTGAACAACACATAAATTATCTCCTCCGCATGGAGATTGGCCATTAGATATACTTGATATAAAAATAAAAAGTAATATAATAAATAATTTTTTCATAACTTATCCTTTATCTTAATTTGTCTATTTTATCTTCCAACTTATTGAGCTGTTCTTTTATTTCTTTAACATCTTCTTGAGTTGTCATGATTGTTTGACGAACTAATTGGTCCTTCATGTCAAATTCCATTCTTGTAATTTCTGGTGGTGCAGGAGCAGGTAATTGTTTAGCTTCTTCTATATCTGCTTGAAGTGCAAACCACATACCAACCACAGTTGCAATTCCTGCTGCAATTCCTGCTAATGTCTTTATACTAACTTTAAATGACGTGTCTTCGTTTAACTCTTTTGCCATAATTTAATCCCAAAATACTATTTTACCTATTATACCTAATAATGCAATCCATATAGACCACAATACTTTTCCAGTAGACTTTCTAAATGCTGTATTCTTATTTACTCTTGCTATTGTTCCAGAATCTGGACCTAATAATGTCTTTTTAATCATTGTGATGTCATCTTGCATTTGTTTTTGATTAGCCTTTACATGCTCAATATCTTGCTTCACAAGTTTAATTTCTGTATATAAGTGTTCATTTGTTGGTCTTGCCATTTTAAAATACCCTATAATTTACTCCTGCACTAAATCCGTGCCAAGTTCTATTCCAATATTTATTATACGTTCCTTCTATAAATATGCCTAGGTTCTTGTTTAACCAGTGTCCAAACACTATTCCTCCTGAATAATCTTTCCATTGGCTTCCATTAAAATTATAATAGCTAAATTCGTTTTTATCATCACTATAATGAAGAGGCATTATATTACCCCAGGCATGCAACCAACTTTTCTTTTCATATTTATAATAATCAAATCCTAATACCCATGAATGAGTCCATTGTATAGGTAGTTCATTTCTTTTCTTTTCAGTATAATTTGCTAACATTTCAGGTATAACTACAGCCTCCCAAACTTCAGTACTTGTAGCTACTGACTTACCTTGTGGATCAAAATATTCTGCTCCTCCTTGTCCATCAAATTCTACTGTATATCCTTCTTGTAATGCTAATTGAGTATAATGTAAATTACCATTAGATAATAACCACTCTTCTAATGGATCAAATCCGTAAGGTTCTGACATTCTTTGTGCTATACCTATATTAAGTGATATTCCTTTCCAATCCTTTCTTAATCTTTGAGATGATTCAAAATATTTAACATCTGCAAATCCATCTTCAAGATATTCTATTTTACCTAGCCATAATGGAGCAACATATCTAATCATATGATGTTGATCTATATAATCTTCACCTTCTTGTCTTTTGAATTCACCTTGAAATAAAAATTCTACTTTATTTTCCCATCTTCCAATAGTTGCTCCATCCGAAAATGAAGACTCTGTACCTCGTTTAAATGCTTCTTTTGGTTGGTATCCAAATTGTCTAATTTTTCTAACACCTATTAATACTGAATAATCAAAAGGAGTTTCAATTGTTTGTGTTTCTAATCCATTTGTAACTGAATATACATCTACATCTGATATAGAATTAGATCCATTAACAGCACCGTAAATAGTTCCAAATTTGAATAGTTCTTTAAGATCTATTTTTTTATCTTGTCCATACCCTATAGTAGGAACAATGAATAGAATGAGTAGTATTAATTTTTTCATTTTTGCTCCTCCGCTTCTTTAGCTGGCATTACTGTTTGCATAAATATCTTAAATGCTTTTTCTACATCACGCTTTTCTTTGCCTGATAGCATGTCGATAAGTTTTGTAATTTGTATATACATTTGATTTGTTTGGCCTGTAATAGGATGGCCGAATCTATCTTCGTTTAATAAGTCCTTTAATTTCATTGTTTAATCACCTTTTTACTATATCTAACATTGTTATAAAGTATAGACATATTATATATACCATTTGATAACTTGGATAAATCTAAGCGCTTAACATTTGATTCACTAATCACCTTATTACCTATCATATCATAAAGCTCTACTTCTATATCCAATCTTGTTTCTATTGTTATTATATCTTTTGTTGGATTAGGATATACTACAATTCCTAATGCTGAAATATCTTCTATTGCGGTTGGCCAACCTTGTTGACAATAATCATACATTGACTGACATGATGCATCCCAATCATTTGTACAACAATAATCATCTACTGATATTACCCATGCATAACATCCATCGTTTAACCAATAAGGTATTCCAGGTCCACCATAACAACCTGCATCATATAAACATGCTAATGAATCCGATACATTTGCTGCTGGATTATAATTGTATGCACCTACATCTGTACAACCTACTATTGGAGTTATACATGAACCATCATCAAAACAAGCTAATGGATTATAATTAACTGCTATACTATCTGTACAACCTCCTATGTAGCAACATGAATTATCTAATGTATTAGCTAATGGATCAAAGTTAAGTGCTGTATTATCAGTACATCCATAAATGAATGGTACACAAGATCCGTTATCTGTATTTGCAGTTGGGTCATAATTGTATTGAGTAGAATCTGTACATCCGTATACAAATGGAACACATGAACCATTATCTGTATTTGCATTTGGATCATAATTAAACATTGTATTATCTGTGCAACCATATATAAATGGAACGCAACTACCATCATCGACATTTGCTAAAGGATTATAATTAAACATAGTTGCATCTGTACATCCTAATATTGGTAATATACAACTTCCATTATCTGTGTTAGCTAATGAATCATAATTAATTGCTAATGGATTAGTACATCCGTATACAAATGGAACGCAACTACCATCATCTGTGTTTGCAGATGGGTCATAGTTAAACATGGTTGGGTCTGTACATCCTAGAATAGGATAAACGCAACCTACATTTGTATTACATGTATCACAATAATTAATTGCTGTTGGATCTGTACATCCATAAATATAAGGTACACATGAACCATCATCAACATTTGCATTTTGATTGTAATTAAACATGGTAGGATCTGTACAACCTAATATTGGATAAACACAACCTGAATTGGTATTTGCCAAACTATCATAATTTAATGCTGTTGGATCAGTACAACCAATAACTACAGGAATACATGAACCGTCATCTGTATTAGCATTTGGATCATAATTGAATGCTGTTGGATCAGTACATCCGAGAATTGGATAAATACAACCAGAATTTGTATTTGCTGTTGAATCATAATTTAGAGCCGAAGGATCTGTACAACCTATTATTACAGGAATACATGAACCATCATCTGTATTAGCATTTATATTAAAATTAAATGCTGTTGGATCTGTACAACCATAAATAGGATAGATACAGCCTGAGTTTGTATTTGCTAATGAGTCATAATTTAATGCAGTATTATCTGTACATCCTATAATTACCGGAACACAAGTTGAATCATCTACATTTGCATTTGGATCATAATTGAATGCATTTGGATCTGTACATCCTAATATCGGATAAATACATCCAACATTTACATTTGCTAATGAATCATAATTTAATGCTGTTGGATCTGTGCATCCAAATACTTCTGGTACACATGAACCGTCATCTGTATTAGCGTTTATATTAAAATTAAATGCAGTTGGGTCAGTACATCCTAAAACTACAGGTATACATGAACCATTATTTGTATTTGCTAAACTATCGTAATTAAAAGCTAATGGATCTGTACATCCAAATACTATTGGTATGCAAGAACCATCGTCGGTATTAGCTGCTGCATTATAGTTAAACATTGTATCATTCATGCATCCATATATTACTGGTATACATGCTGATTGATCATTTGTATTTGCTGATGGATTAAAGTTAAATGCTGTTGAATCCATACAACCAATTATTATTGATACACATGAACCATCATCAGTATTGGCTAAAGAATCATAATTAAATGCTAAATTATTTGTACATCCTAATATTACTGGAATACATGAACCATCATCTGTATTGGCTGTATCTAAATAATTAAATGCTGTTGAATCTGTACATCCTAATATAGTAGGAATACAATAATCTCCACAATAAGGTGTTCCGGAATATGTTATCCAGAATGGAGAACCAAATCCTTGAAGTGCTCCTAAACCATTATTTGCAAATGGATTACTACCTTCATGCATTAAAACAACTCCATCCGCATTTATCAACTTAAATGAATTTTGAAATGTTTGAAATTGAGTTTGTTGTGGATCTGGGTTCTGTGCGTTAGGAACTTCAAAGTAATAAACTTTTACTGGAATACTTGGATCTAATATTAAAGGAAATGTTTGAGAAAAAGGACCAGGCCCCATTGTAAATGTTCCAAGTACATTTCCTCCTTGAATTACTCCTATATATGAATTACCCCAGCCATCTGCTGCAGCATCTCCTATCCATAAAGTATAATTACAATCTGGTACTAGATCATTTATCGATGCATTTGGATCATAATTAAATGCTGTAGAATCTGTACATCCGTAAATATGTAAAGTAGCACATGATGAATCATCTATAGTTGCTAATGGATTGTATTCTTGATAATCATCATCAGTACAACCATATACATCTGCTGTGCCAGCACATGGTACACCAAATTGTGGAGTTGAATAAGCTACATCTCCATTTGGATAACCTCCCATATCAACACCTACTGGAGTTTGATTCTCATCTAACCAAGTTCCTGAAGAAAGATATGTTATAGTATCACCATTGCAATCATATATAACTACCTCTCCTGCAGAATTAGGACTACCATTACCTTGTATACCATCTCCATAAGTATCATTTATTACAAATTCAAAAGGACCTGTTGCTGATACACAGTAAGTATAAGTATATGTTACTCCTATATCATTGAAAGTATATGTTCCATTAGGAATATTATATGTACCACCCATACCATCAGTTAATGTCCAACCAGTTTCTTGTGGCCAATTATCTAATGTAATTTCTATTACTATTTGTGTCTGTGTTACAGGATCACAAGTTGTTCCTGAACAAGAACCATCATCTACATTTGCCCAAGGATTATAAGCTGTTTGTGTTGGATCTGTACAACCTGGAATACATGAATATGGTGTATAAAATATAGTATCTGACCTTGAACCATCAGCAAACTCTACTTGACCAAAATGAGGTACAGACCAATTTGGTGGCATATTAGGTGTTCCTGCATTTACTGCAAAGTTTGTTGAATTTGGATTAAGTGCATATCCATAAGGTCCATTAAATGGAGTCCAATACCAAAACATTGCTGGCTGGCATGCAACATTACTATCCAATGTCCAATCAAACATTACAAGTGCTTGACCATTAGGATTACATTGTTGAGTTACGTTATATGTTAAAAACCCTTGACAAGGTGGATAAGTACATGAACCATCATCTACTATTGCAGTTGGGTCATAATTTAATGCTGTAGAATCCATACATCCAATTGCATATGGGTCACCTACATATAAATCATCTATACATATGTCACTCCAAAATGATGTTCCCGTTGTTCCAGTAAATTGTATTTTGAAAGAATCTGTTGGTGGTATTGTATAATAACCTAGGTGCCATTCATCTCCCTGGTCACCTGATATAAGATCTAAGAAAGTATAACCATTATTGTCTACTATTCCTATTTCTAAGTCTCCCATTGATTGACCATACATATGATACCAGAATGATATTATCTGTCCTGGTGTAGATGATACATCAATAGTAGGTGAATAAGTTGTGAATACCTTACTTGGGTAGTTAGGATTCGATGATTCAATATAAAAATAAGTACCAGTTCCAGTTGTATGGTCTCCTTGTGGTCCTGTACTATATGAAGGTGTTGAGCCTTGACGCAATAACCAATCACCATCATCTGTGGTATCTTGTTCTAATGCTATTCCGTTTTCAAAATCATGCGTCCATGGAAATGTATTGATTTGTCCAAGTCCAATGAATGGTATTAATAATAATAAAAATAATAGTTTTTTCATATTTCAAATCCCAAGTTAAATATCATAAATCTAAACTTAGTGCAACCTTCTTCACAAGGACACCATTTAATTTCTAAAACAGTAAACGTACCTATTCTAAATTCTAATTGGTACTTTTCTTTTTTATTACCTGCATCAAATCCGTTAATCCAATTCATAACAATTCTCCTTTTATTTTAATTACAACAACTACCTATTTTACCACCTTTACAAGGCTTACAATCACATGTAACTGTCCAGCCCCATAATCCTGCTGCTACTACAAATCCTAATCCTGCCCAGATATTAACTCCAAACAAACATCCTGCTCCTACCGCTAATATATATCCTCCATAGCATTTACAATGACATAATATCAAATCATACATTGTTTTATTTTCGTTATATTCTGCTACTAGTTTTTCATCAATTGTTGTTGAATCTAAAACTTTTTTTACAACCTTTTTAGCTGTCTTTTTAATTTTCTTTTTTGCCATTTTATTATCCCTTAAATATTTTTTTTGTACCGCCTTCATATACATATGCATGACCTTCGTGTATTAGGCAGTCATTAATACACATATCTAAGCCATCTTTATCTTGTATAAATATCTCACCAAGTACTCTTCCATACTTTCCAACACCATGACTTTTTAATCTAAAGTATCCTGGTTTGTTACTAACAACTTCTAATAAATTTTTATTTCTTTCTTTAGCTGCTAATCCTTTCTTTTTCTCTTCAAGATCTCTTGTTCTACTTTCCCAACAATCTATTCCTTTATATCTTATTCTTTTCTTAACCCAAATATCAAAGCCAACATCAATTAGTGCATCGATAGTATCTCCGTCTACAACTCTTTCTAATTTTCCTCTATAAATATATTTTTCCATTATCTTTTCCTTGGTTGTTGAGTAAGTCCATATCCTATCCTACCTGTCTTAGCTCTAGATCCATAAAATGCTGCTTGGGCATCTCTATCTTTTTCTAATTCTGCATAAGATTGTTTTTCAAACTTTTTGATTAATGAGTCTGATTTGGAAATAACAGTTTGCATAGTTAAATTATCAAGATCTCTCCATGTTTTGATATTTCTCAAATAATTTTGATTGCTAACTTTATTCTCAAATACTTTTTTATCATAAGCTGACAAGACTGTTACTTCAACTTTACTATTTCGAGCAGGACTACTAATAGATAATGATAGACGACCATACCGCTTTACTCCATGTTCCCATTGAAATTGAAATCCTCCTGATCCGTCTTTAAATCTAAACTCACTATATTCAACTGATGGATGTGAAAATCCTTCATCTGCTTCTTCAATACCAACCAATTTTCTTATTTGTTTCATTGAGTCTTGCAATGCACCTTGATCAAATATCTTTGTATCAAGTTGTTTAGCTTCTTCTATCTGATAATTTCTATCAATTCTATTCATATTGATATCTGATACCCAGTATGAAGTTCTTCCTCCGTATTGAGATGTTCCTTTTGATGCCATCTTAACATATTTTTCAGCATCATTATAGCTTCTCCAATGTCTTGCATCTTCATAATCTGATTCTACACTTTTAATTAAACCCTTACCTTGTCCTCTACCCTTATTATATGTTACATAGAATCTAGCTTCTGATAATACTTCGTTTAATATGTTTTTTAGCTTTTTCATTTATACATTCTTTTCAAATATCATAATTTCATCGCCACCTGATAATTTTAATAAATAATCTTGAACTTTATCTACAGGAAGTCTCGTCATCTGTGCTAACATATCTGCGATTTCTGTAACTTCTCCATCTTTTGGTTTATATTTTTTTACATAGTCTTGAAGAGCTGCTAATACTTTTTTTTCTTGAGATGAGTTAAGCCTTTCATTTAGTTTATATACTTCTAATTGGTCTGATGATTTTGTTAATATGTCTCCTGGTCTATAGGTATCTTCAGGGGTTCCATTGGTTACTGTATATCTAACCATGTTACCATCTTGTGATATTACAATTCCTTTAGATCCAAAATGCACACAACCAGGATTAGTATTTTGTATCACATCTCCTGTTCCGAATGTATAACCTCCATGGTCTTCTTCGATTGGTTGTGCCTTTGCTGCTTTAATTTTTTCTTTTGATTTTTTAATTGTATTCTTAAGAGCTGCTTTAGCTGCTTTTTCTTTTGCTTTTGCTGCATCAATTGCTGCTTCTGCTCCTTCTATATCAGCATCAACTTCTTCTTGTGAAGCTTCTAGCAAAGAACCTAATTTAATATTAAGTTTTTTTGATGTCCAATCTCCTTTAAAAGATTCTTCTTTCTTTTCTTCTTCTTCTTCTGGAGCTTCTGCATCAGCTGGAGCTTTATCTTCTCCTCCATGAATTGCGGCCATTCCTTTATTATAAGTTTCAATATCCACCCTATTACCTTGTACACTTAAAAATTCTACTTCTGGATATGAAAATTGTATCATCGCACCATCTTCATCCATTCCAAATCCTATTCTAGGATCTTCTATATCATCAGTACTTGTTAATGTTAAAAATCTTCCTGATGCATATACTTGAATAGGAACTCCTGATAGAACGAATTGTCCTAATATCACGTTGTTAAATATTTTTGCTGGTTCTGCCATATTATTTCCCTAATAAACTTTTTAGTTTTATTATACTATCTTTTACAAATGGAGGTGATATATTAAATCCTCCTGCCTTTCCTGTTAATGAAGGAGTTACAGTTCCTAATTTAGGACCTTTTACTTTTGTATCAAATTGAGGCATATCTTTTCTCTCTGGTGCACTTGGATTAGACGGTAGTGCTGCTAAATTTTGTGCTACTTTTTCAGCAATTGCTAGTCTTAATGCACGAACTTTATTTTCTGCTTGAGCAACTCTTTCTCCGGGCTTTCCTAACCATTTCATGATAGTTGCATTATCTTTATCTTTTGTATTTGCAATAGTATTCATCATTTTATCATTTAATAATGGTCCTGGTGCATTAGGATCTGTTTGTTTATTGATATTGGACATTATCATACTGAATATACCAAAGGCTGGTTTACCCATTATATTTGTACTGAATCCCTTTGATTGCGATGGAGTCTTTTTACCTGGACCTAATTTAGCAGCAATTGCTAATTGTGCTGCAGCTAATTTCTCAGCTGTATCTGTTCCTGGCCATTGGACATCCTTTCCTAATACTTGTGCATCATCTCCTCCAATTGCAATTGCTCCTGACCATCTATGATGTCCATCTATAATTAAATCGTCTGAGACTACAATTCCTGCAGCCACTGGCCTTTGAATCATATCAGCAAGTGTTTTAACAGATCCTAATGGAAATGATACTGATTTCATTAAATCAATTTCAGACTGAGTTGGCATAAATCCTTTTGCATCTCCAGAACCTGCTGTAACATCTACTGTATCATCTGTATAAGTACCGTCTTGGTCCGGTGTTAATAATAAATCTTTCCTTACTGCATTTGACATTCCATCTGGGGAGTCTAAGAATTTTCTAGTTGCAGCTGGGCCTGCTTTAAATGCTTTTTCTAGTTTATCGGATAATTCTTCTCGCGAATCTTCTAATAACAATGATTTTAATTTAAACATAGATACCCCTGTATTTTACTTTAATATAAATATGCAGGAAATTGCTATTTCCAGAAGATTTGAATAAGAACTAGCGCCAATGCAAGTACTAACGAAATTAATGTTTTTGAATTAATCCCTTCTCCTAAATAAATAAGAGTTAATACTGTAAATGATGTAATACCTGTTGCAAATCCTATTAATCTTCCTGGCCATAAGATACCATCAAAATATCCTACCACAAGTTTAGTTGCTATTATAAATGCGTAAGATATTGGAACAGCAAAAATGCATGCCATGGCAAATGGATGCTTGTCTGCCCATTTCCATACAAACTGGCCGTTGGTTTGATACCATATTAATACTTGTCCAAAAAAGAACAATAAAATTCCTAATAATAATTTATTCATAATTTAAATATTTCTCCCATTTTCATATACATGTTTTACCGTAGGAAATCTTAAAGATATTCCTCCTTCTTGATTATTTGTTTCTTCAAAGTATTGAACGGTAATTGTTTTACCTACAATTGATTCGTTTAAGTAATTACCCGCATACCATAGTCTTTGAGCCTGATTCCAACCAGAACCAACTGCTACTTTATAACCTTTATGTTCTATCCATACTTGAGATAACATTCTTTCTTTTACTTCTTTACCGTCTCTGATAATTCTATGAATATCAAATTCTACATCTAACACTTCATATTCTGCATCAAAGAACTTTTTACATTTCAATAAGTTTTTAGATCTCTTGCCTTCATACCCAACATTTTTTCTTAGCATAACTCCTTCATAACCACTTTTATCAGCGTCTGCAATCATATCTGATAAATGCATTTCGTCTTGAATAATTACTTGATCTAATATACTTAATGTACTACCAAAATTGTTTTTATATTGTTGTTTTAAATACGAAATTCTGCTCTGTAAACTTGTAGTACCTTGTTTAGTATCAAACTCTTCCAATGTTAGTTGATCGAATATAACATATTTAGGTTTTTCTATGGTATGATTCTTTCTTTTGATTTGTTTCATTATTCCTTGAAAATCTTCATTACCATTTTCGTCCATCATACAAATCTCTCCATCTAATACAAAATTTCCTGGCATCCATGCAACATCATCTAATACCTTTTGTAATGTTTCAAATTGATTTCCTTGTCTAGAAAAAGCAATAACTGAACCTTTTTCTTTTCTAATAATACATCTTACTCCATCTAATTTTCTAGAACCATACCATGTTTCTTTTTCGAAGTCACAAAATTTAGGTTCATATTTAGTTGCTAAAGCTACATCAAATGTTGGAATCAAATTTGGAATAACTTTATTGATAACTGATTCAGAAGCTCTAATTTCTAGGTTTCTATCTATAATAGAAAGAATTAAATTTTTATGTTGCATATGATTTGTAATAAAACCATTCACCATTGCAATTGCATCATGACCTGTATATTCTCTATTATCTAATGCATCTAATAGATCCCATATATTATCATATATACAATTCATATCACAAATTTGTATATTCTTCTCAATTGATTTGGAAGTAACATAATATTTTAGATATGGATTATATGTATAATATAATGCATTCTCTATAAATTTATTACCTTTATATGATTCAATTATTTCTTTCTTTGCGTTTAGAGAACTTGTATTTT